ACTATACAACTGTTGATGAACTCATCAGCAAAATGAATAAAGAATATCCAGAATCAAGATTAATTTCTGAGATGGTTGGATATGGAGATGATTGGGTAATATTTAAAAGCTCTTTCTTTGAAACAAAAGAGGATGCAGAGCCAAAAGCTGTAGCCTATGCAAAGCAAACAAGTAAAGATCATAATTCTTGGTTTGAGATGGCTAATACAAAAGCCAATGGTAGAACTTTAAGAATTGTATTCTCTGAATCTACTTTAGCTGAGGAGATGATAGGAATTGCTCCAAGTAAAGATGCAGCTCCTAAGAAAAAATCCTTAGATCAAAAAGTGAAAGAGTTAGAAGCTGAGGGATTGGTTGAGGATATTACTGATAGCAAACAAGCAATTATGAATAATATAAAAGAGTTTAGGTATGAGTAAAACAGAAGTATCTTTTGCAAATATGCAATCAGTAAAAAATAAGATTCAAGATATTGCAACTGAAGCTAGAACTCATGTTGATAAAGGAGAATAAAAGATGTTGGGTTTATTTGCTAGGAATAAGCATAGTCATACTGAAATTCTTTTTATTGAAAAAGATATATCAGAGTTTAGAAAAATTAGATATATTTTAGAAGTAGAGGGCATAATCTGTTCATTAGATCCAGAGTTCTCTACTTCTGGAAACTTAAGAAAAGCTGTGCACAGATTAAATAGAGATTACAATTCTAAAATTTATAAAGAAGTTTGTAATTGTGATTATAAAGCTAGAGGAAAGCTCAATATGGATGGCACTCCTAGAAAGCATTATGCCTATGTAAAGGATTGGGCTAGTTGAAAGTATTAGAACTTTTTGCAGGTAGTTGTAGTTTTAGTAATGTTGCAGCTACCTATGGCTTTGAAACATTTACTGTTGATAATGTTCAATATGGAGGAATAGATTTAGTAGAGGATATTATGAATGTATCTTTTGGAGATATACCTATTAAGCCAGATATTATCTGGGCTTCTCCTCCATGCACAACTTTTAGTATTGCTAGTTGTAGCAAACATTGGACAGCTCCAGATAAATTTGGAAACAGAGAGCCTAAGACAAAACAAGCTCATGATGGATTATTACTTTTAGAGCAGACAATTTGGTTAATAAATGAAATACAACCAAAATATTTTTTTATAGAGAATCCTAGAGGTTTGATGAGAAAAATGGGTGCAGTTGAATATTTACCTAGATACACAGTTTCTTATTGTCAATATGGAGATAAAAGAATGAAGCCTACTGATATTTGGACTAATTTAGAATTAGATGCAAAGATGTGTAAAAATGGAATGCCATGTCATGAGGCAGCTCCTAGAGGATCAAAAACAGGCACACAGGGATTAAAGAATAATCATGAAAGATCCAAAATTCCTTATCTGTTATGCAGAGAAATAATAGAAACAATATTGCATAAAGAAAATGATTGAACTTTTATTAACTTGCTCATTGTTAGGAAAAGTAAATTTTGATATAAATACTTATCAAGATTTATATAGAATTCCTTATCAATGTGAGTTAATTGAAGAAGTGCAAGAGTGGATTCCATTAGTAAACAAATACTTTCAGTCAGAGGATGAAGCTCTTGCATTAACTGTTATATATTGTGAAAGTTCTGGGAGAGAAAAAGTTATTGGCAGAAATACTAATGGCTCATGGGATTCTGGACTCTTTCAAGTTAATTCAGAAACTGAAATATGGCTAGAAAATTCTATTTATAATAGAGAATTAGATATGTTAGATGCAGAAACAAATGTCAAAGTTTCTTCTTGGATTGTAAGAAATATTGGAGATTGGTCTTGGTGGAATAGTTCTAAACATTGTTGGGGTAAATATGGCAAATAGTGTAGGTAGAAGAGATTTTAAAGCTCAAGAATATGATTTGTATGATGTAAAAAAAGCTAGACCATTTTGGAATCAAGTTTGTGAGATAGCACAATGGCAGATAATTAAAAATATTGAAGATTTTGGAGAGGATTTTGTCTGCAAGATAATAGATGAAATTTACATAATGGAGCTTCAAGTTGTTGGTTATTGGCATAATTTTGATAAAGAGCATATAAGTAATTTATGGATCTCTGCAAGTAAAGTAAATAATCTTAGAGAGAAAGCAAAAGAAAGAAACACAAAAGCAGGATTAGTCTTTCTTAATTGTGTTCCTAATAGATTTATTGGAATAGATATAGAAAATGTATCTTATGAACATAAAGTTATACAAGCCTCAGAGGAGAAATCTTACAAAATACCTTATAAAACTTTAGATACTTATGTATATAAAGAATTATTAGATAATAATTTTTGTGATTGTTTGCAGAATCATTTTCCAATTATGCAACAAAGTAATGGAAGAATACCTATGGCAGAAAAAGAATTTAATATAAGAGGTAATAATGGAATATGCTGCAGATGATATAAATATTGGCTATATGACTTGCCTTATGTTCATTAATTCTGAACATACTCTTGTAGATAAACTTAATAATATTACTGAGATAAATCCTGTAAATCATCAAGGAGGAGTGAGCTTTGAGTTAGTGCTGAAGTCATTGCCTACTTATGTAGAAATTACATTAAATCATAATGGTAACTTTAATATTTTTACTAAAACCACTAAGGGAGAAACAGAATTTAAAGATGAGGTTGTTGAAACTTTAATTAATTTTTTGCATATATTCTATACCAATATGGTTGATGATGAGAATAAATTACTTCTTAATGCTTTAGATAAACATACATACAGGAAAGCTGCTAAAACTATGCACTATAGAGAAATGTTTGGGGATGATATTGAAAATACTTAATTTATATGCAGGAATAGGAGGAAATAGAAAACTCTGGGGAGATGAGCATGAAATTACTGCTGTTGAATATGATCCAGATATTATAGAAATCTATAAAGATTATTTTCCTAATGATGAAGTGTTACTTGCAGATGCACACCAATATTTATTAGAACACTATACAGAATTTGATTTTATTTGGAGTTCTCCACCATGCCCAACACATTCAAGATTTAATCATTTAAAAATGAATATTCCTGAAACTGTTAAGAAATATCCAAAAATGGAACTCTATCAAGAAATTATATGGTTAAAACACTTTTTCAAAGGTCATTGGGTTGTAGAGAATGTTATATCTTATTATGATCCACTAATTGAGCCTACTAAATCAAATAATCATTATTTCTGGAGTAACTTTAATATTCCTATATTTGATAAAGATAATAGAGATATTAGAAATAGAGATTTAACTTATAAAGCTGAAAGAAATGGCTTTAATTTAGATAAATTTGGAATACCTAAAGCAAAAAAGAGAACACTGTTAAATAATTGTGTTTTACCAGAATTAGGAAAAGCAATATTAGATGAAGTATCAGGGCATAGAATACAAGAAGCATCAAAAAGTTAAGTTTGTAATTCCTACAGATTATAGAATTATAGATCCACAAACTAAAAGAATCCTTTGGAAATATGGCACAATACAATTTTTTGCTAAGAATACTAAATCTGCTTGGGTTGTAGAGAATGGCACTAAAGAAACAGTAAAAATTTCATTATTTTGTGTTTTGCCTGTACATTAATTACATGGCAGATAATGGTAATGGCATGTCAAATAAAGAGCTATTAATGTTAATTCTTTCTAATCAAGAGAAAATTAATGTAAGAATAGACCAATTACATGAGAAAGTTAATGCAAAAATATCTAGATCAGAGCTTTCTGGTTGGATAGTTGCAGTATCTGCTTTAGTAGTTTTAGTTAATAATGTGATGTAATGAAAGCAACAGTAAATTTAAGTCAGATTTTACAGGGTGGATTAGCTGCTTTAGTTGGTTGGTTATTTAAAACAGTAAATGATTTACAACAAGAAGTAGCTGTGTTAAAGATACAGGTTGAAACTGCTCAACAAAATATAATAGATTTATCTATGAGAGAGCAAGAATTAAACTCAGCAATAACAGAAGTTCTGATAAAACTTGGTGGCTAATGTGTACATGTAACTATCTTTGTTGTGCATGTAAGTTACATTGTAAAAATAAATAGTCAGTTATACTTAATTTATGGATTATATAGATGATATGTCTTTGGCTTTGCCTAATCAACAACAAGTAGGAGAATCTAATGTTGATTTTAAAAGATTCCAGTATTATTTAGGTTTAGGAGCTTCCAGAACACTTAAAAAAGTTTCTCAAAACTTCAGTTTGTCAGATAGGAGAATCTATCAAATTGCTGCTAAAAATCA